GATTTTGATATGCCAGCACAACCGGCGAAATCTGGCTGGATCTTTGGGCAGGACTTGAGCATTGATTATGCAAATTATGATGTCACAGCAATGCCAAAATTGTTCAGAATCGCAAGTTTGGAAGAATCGGACTGGCCACAGAAAAATCTGAAAATCTCTATTGCGAACATTAAAGCGCCCAGAGATGGGGTCGATGCATACGGCAAGTTTGACCTTCTTGTCCGCGAGATCAATGATACGGATTGGGATATGAGAGTCCTTGAAGCCTATAATGGTGTAAACTTAAATCCAGTTTCAGAAAATTATATTGCTGCTAGAATTGGAGATCAAAGAAGAGTGTGGGACGATGACGAAAGACGATATCGATTTTTCGGAAACTTCCCTAATGTTTCAAAGTTGATTCGTGTCGAAATGGACTCAGATGTTGATGAGGGTTCAACTGAGAAGGTTCTCTTGCCATTTGGCTTCTATGGTATGCCACGACCAGCACCAGTTGTGTTGAAAGCAGATACTGCTGCGGAAACTGGCACAGGCCACATCGGTGGTGGTGATAATAAGAATTATTCTGTTGGTGGAGATATAAGCTCTGCCAATTGGGATTCGCATGCCAATGGCGCAGCAGTCTATTTTTCTGATGATACTACATTCAAATCAAATTACACTGCTAGTATCGAATTTCCAGCACATAGATTTGTTCAGTCAGCTAGTATTGCCAACTTGCCAGACCCATCCGATAGGTTCATGGGTCTTGTAACATCTAGATCAGGCACTACAGCCGTTTTCAATGAATCTTTGCTTGACATTAACAAAGCCCGACCATCAGCATTTGGGTCTGGCTCATGGGATGCGAATACTGCTGCTGGATTTGGCGAAGAAGTAAGTGCTTATTTCACATTGGATGATGTTCGTCCACCTGCTGACGGCCAAGCGACTGTTGGCGCTGTTTGGATTGAGGGTTCACGAAAAGTAGGAAAGTCTTTTACTGCCGGCTCAGTGGCTCTTGGTAGCGGCTCAACGGTGGCCCCCGGATTCCGAAAAGTCCTAGATGAAGATTATGATAAGTTTACATTCCCACTATATGGTGGCTATGAAGGTGTTGATGTAATGGAGATGGAGCCAATTGTTAATAATGCTTTGTTGGATACAAGATCCACCAACGCTGAAAAGACAGTTCGGAAGTCATACGAATTTTACACGCTCAGAAAATCAATTGATCTTGTCTCGGA